GTTCAACTCAGTGGTTTAAACTGGGAAGATATAGTTCCGCAAGTATGGGAGCTGATACCGTATAGTTTTCTCGTCGACTACTTTGTCAATGTAGGAGACGTACTCGAGGGATTTGCAAATTTGTACAATGGTATCGATTGGGTAGAGGAAGTTCATATCCTCAATACGGATAGAGAGCGTCTATTTGTTTTAGACGTTAGCTATCTTAAAACCCAGTACGGTGCCTCGTACGTATCCCACGAGGGAACTGATGGTTCAAGCAAATCGAGCTATAAAACGGTGACCCGGACCTCTTACACAGGCCCAATTAGGCCTGAGTTGAGGTTTCAGTTGCCGGTTGACACACAGTGGCTAAATATAGCCGCTCTAGTCGCCGGTGGGAAGCCTGTCCAACCTTTTCTTAAATAGTAGGGGAACACAATGAGAACAGAAGCGTCTGTCGACCTGTTGCGCAAAACGCTGACTCGTCAAGGTCACATCTTTCCGACGAAGGCTCAGCGAGATTCAGAATGTATTATCCTGAACCAAGGTGAGTACCTCGTCAGTTTGATGTCACATGACGAGTCTCTTCTTGATCTCCTCGAGGCCGCGTGCGAGCCTAATTCGGCTATTACGCTAATGTCTAGTGGAAATCGGGAGGAAGGGCTTCGATTTACTGGTACCATCGGGCGCGATCTCGACCTTTGGGTCGATACCGTGAAATTCGTCTGGCTATTGCATGGGGCTCACGCTGCTCTGGATTTAATTCAGACGCAGGGGCTCTATACATGGACAGCGAATTCTCTAGCCCAGCGGCACCGGTACGTCGATGACCTTGTTCTCATCGCTCAGAAGAAACTCCGCGAGTCTGGAGCTAAATACTCCGACATGGCAGAGTTCTTTGCGGACGCGGAAGCTGCGAAAGCGGTTTCCGAGTTGCATTAATCTGAGCCCTGGGAGTCCTACTACGATGGACGAGGATTTGCTCTTCATCACTAACAAAAGGAAAGCCTACAATGGCTGTTGCACTGACGTCCCCCGTAACGGGGGGTGCCCAGACTGGTTTTACGGCGCCAACTTACACTCATGTCGTGGATGTTGCACTCGACACGAATGGCAAGCAAAACGCCGTCACTGCCCTGGGTGGGACGCAAGCAGGTGTGAGGATCCATTCTTCAACGGATCCGTTTACCTTCCTCGTTGTGAGGCCCAAGGTCTTCAAGACCTTGGGAAAACCACATCCTGTCACAGGCCTTCTCCAAAGTGTCCCGAAAAACACCTTCCTGATCAAGATCGCAAAGGGAGCAATCCCTCTTGCGGGTCAGCCGGCGAGTGTGATGAACATTCGCTGCCTGATCGAGATCCCGGCAGGTGCGGACACCCCGGATGCCGCAAACGGGCGAGCGGCGATTTCGCTGCTCGTCGGTTCACTCAACCAGGTCTCTGCCGGGTTGGGTGACACCCTCGTTAGCGGGGTCCTTTAGCCTTAACGCAATTTCTGGCTAAAGGAGGTACCGTGAACAGAAAGAGTGGTGTTATCACCCTCATTATTGCCGTTTTACTCGTTTCCTTCAATCCAGGCTTCTTCTGCTCTGCAGAAGGGGTTGTGTGCGAAGGTTGGGTGAGTAAAATAACCCGTAAAATGGAATAACGGCAACACTAGGAGCATGGTATGCAATCATTTGCTATCGCGTTCCACCGCCTTCAAGAGGATCTGCCCAAGACAGACCATATTCTTACTTCGGATATGGATCTATCGTCGGCACGAGCTCTCTGGCTGCACAACTCCTTCCTCAAAAAGTTTGAGGATGCGAAGAGTGCAGACGCGGACACGAAAGCTCTCGGGCTCTTTCTTCGGAGCAACGAGCGCTGTCGAACCTTCGCGTTAAAACCAGAGCGCTTGTTTGAGGAAGAGCTTATCGGAGGGGTCAAAAACCTCTTCGACGGCTACTTCCACGATGGCCCATACCAGACATTGGCCCTTTCAGCTATTGCTGAAGGGTTCATGACTGGTCCGGGCGCTAGTCGAGGCGTGGTGTCGGATAACTTTTACACAAAGTTGTTCGACTCAAACCTCACTTGCACAAGCGATCCTCTTTACAGGGACTACCGGTGCGCTATACTGGACTGGCCTAGGTGGAATTCCGCTGAAAATGCGCGTGAGTCACACCTTGGGCACAGTATAGTGGAGGGCAACCGTCTTTCATTTGTTCCTAAAACGGCAGTAATCTCGCGTACCATCTGCACCGAACCCAATCTGAATATGCTTTTTCAGAAAGGAATCGGTTCCTTCATTGAAGCTCAGCTACTCCAGAGATGGAAACATTCTTTGGAGAATCAGCAGTTCATCAATAGGAGGATGGCGCAGCTTGGCAGTATCGATGGTTCTTTTGGAACCATCGACTTGTCATGCGCGTCAGACAGTGTGTCGCTCAATCTCTTGCGCGAAATCCTACCACCGTATGTTTATCGGTGGCTGGCTAGAGCCAGGAGTCCTATTACAGTCCTTCCAGACGGTAGTAGGCTTGAGCTGCACATGGTGTCGAGCATGGGGAATGCATTTACGTTTCCTTTGCAGACGATACTATTCGCGAGCATAGTCGTTACCTGTTACGATCTACTCAGTATTCCACTGATCGATCGTGCCTCTAGAACTATGAACTTTGGTGTGTTCGGCGACGATATTATCGTGACTCGTAAGAGTTACGATTTCGTTGTCAGAGCACTAGAGCTCTTTGGTTTCGAGGTTAATGAAGACAAATCTTTTAATACAGGTAACTTCCGTGAGTCTTGTGGAGGTGACTACTTCAAGGGTAGAAATATCCGAGGAGTATACATCAAATCACTTTCCACGAGCGCTGACGTTTACTCCGCAATCAACAGGCTTGTAAGGTGGAGTGCGCAGTCGGGAATAATGCTCAGAAGAACCGTTAGCTATTTGCTGACGCTGGTGGAATTTCTACCAGTGCCGGCAGATGCTGGCGATGCTGAGGGCATTAAAGTACCGGTGGCGCCTCCAGGGCTCAAGATAGACAAGAACACAGGTGGCTTTGTTTATCGCTACCTTAGTTCACGTCCCATGAGCTTCAGGCCCCCTACAACCGCTGAGGAGCTTCGTCTGTATCCATCTATGGGAAAAAGAAGAGAAATCTTCTTTAACCCGGATGGTTTGCTGACAAGTTTCGTTGGAGGTTTCATAAGGGACGGACGTATCACGGTCAGATCTGACCGTGAAAGGTTCAAAATCCGTCATCGAGTCACCTCTTCATGGAGTGACCCGGACGCGGTAGGGGCTAAAGAACCC